CATACTATACATGAGCGTTGTGATTCAGTTCCTCCAACTTCTACAGATAGAGTTACAATAGAATTACCTAATCCAGTTGATGCAGGATCAATATAACCATTGATATTTACATTATAGTTTCCTGTTGTACCAATTGTGAATTGTGTTGCAGATGGTTGAGTAATTCCAACTACTGCAGCAACTGTGGATGTAGCAATGTTCATAAATTGTAAAGTAGAAAATGTAGCTGCTACTGGTCCAACTTGATTAAGATTCTGTGCAGTAAATGTAGTTCCACACACAATTTTTCTTACATTAGTTGGCACAATCCATTGTGAAACCCCACCAAATGAGGATAGAACAGATGAATTAGTACCAGCAGTGATATCTGAAGCGATGATGTTTTGAAAAGATTGAGTAGCTGCTCCTGTCTTTTTTAAATACTGATTTGCAGTACCGCTAACACCATTTAACAATAAGTTTCCAGTTATATCAACATCTGTAGCAGTTGTTTGACCAGTAATGTTGAGATCAGCTCCACAGAAAGTATTTCCATCAATAGTAAGTGTTTGATCACAGTTGACATTTGACTTTAGTAAAGTTGAACCTTCTACCGATAAGTTACCTTGGACTTGAACATTATCAGTCCACTCTGCTGAGGTACCTGCAGCATTGGTCTGAAGAAGTTGATATGGGTCACCAGGGGTAAGAGCACTTGGACCAAAAGTAGGAGGTGCCCACTCTACTACTCCGGCGATTGTCTGAAGATAGTCACCATCTGCACCTGCTGGAATATCTTCTTTAGTGAATGTCTTCCAGTTAATAGTCTGAACACCATCAGTATGAAGAAATGTTCTTGGATTACCAGGAGGAATGTTTCCATTAAGCCTTAGCAAACCAATGAGATCACGATCGAACTGAATATCAGTACATGAATGAATCCTATGTCCTCTTATCTTTGTCCAAGCAGGAGGACATGATCCAGTGTCGATAATGTGACTAAGAGACATTTGTTAGATAATTTTTTCTTTGTAAAACGATTTTTTCATATAAAAAATAATTAGTTTTTGATAATTCATTTTACAAAACAATAGCGCTACTGTTGAAAAATAAATAAGTTCCTACTATTGGGTTTATTCCACCTGCAGCTCCAAAATTAGCAGCATTAGCTGGAATGATCCTGAATGTAACCTGATTAGCAACATTATTAATGAGTTCCACTGATATTAATTTTGCACTGAGATTTTCTTTAAAAGCAGAACTAGCTGCATATTGAGATTCTGTAACAATCTTATTCCCTGTAGAAATATTATAAACAGCTAGATCCTCTTTCAACTGAGCGACAAGATCAGGTTCATTAGCAGTCGTTAATGTAATTTGTACTGTCGTTACATCAGCAACATTTAACATAAAGTTATTAATATAACCACCAAAATTAGCTCCATTTTGTGTTTGATATGCTTCTAATCTTAACATAGAACAAAATCCGATCTTTTGATAAACAAGTCTTAACATTCTACTGTTACCATTATTACCTGAAGTAATGGCATCAGGAGGATCAGAAATAAGTTGACCTGGAATAGCACCAGCTGCTGTGACTTCTGGTGATGGTCCAGTTCCAGAATAAAGTCTTGATGTTAATACAACACCACCAGGAATGTACTTTTTGCTTTGAGTTCTACTGATAGTTCCAAAATTAGAATTTGGACTGGTTATTGAACTGACCGACATTCTACTTTTCAAAAAGTACACAAAACTTTCAATAAAAAATAATTTAATTTATTCAACTTTAGAAATGACTCTCTTAAAACTAGTCAAGTTGATTAGGCTTCCCTTCTTTGTCTTTCTTAATATCATGTCTCTGTAATCACATAAGTCACATTCCATAGATTCGCCTTTTAGCAATCTTTCATATCTATCTTCATTCATGAACTTAGCTGAGATACCCTTCACTCTTTTGTGTTCTACCAAAGCATACTTATTAGTTTCATTATTGATACAAAATATTTTATCATAATAACACTTCTTCATAACAAAGATTGATCTTATTGCGAATAAACCCGGGGTCTTGGCCCCGACGCCGCTAATAATTTCTTTACTACACGGAGCTCTATAACCTACTTCACTAAAGTCAGAATGGAACTTAGTCATGTCTTCACCAATCATATCACCAACATGTTTAAGTGATTTAGCTTGCACATGGATAGAATCAGTGTCTGTATAATATACGCTCAAGCCCAGACCTTTTCCGTTACACGGAAAAGTCGTGCGTTCCGGCTCATATATTTTGTTAAACATTTTGTTCATTAAGTGCTTTGATACTTCTAAGATATGTGAACCTACATGTGGATAGCCAGATGGATTTTCGGCTAAGTTCCTCTTTTGGACTTTGATGAAGTTACCTATTTTTTGTACTTCTGGTTTCATGTAGTAGAAGTTATCGTTTAGGTATCTTATAAATGCATCTTTATCATCTTTTGTTTTTAATCTTTTGTATTCTTTTTTATATGCTGATTCTTTTAGGATTGTTCTTCCATATGCCGAGTTCATGATTAACTTGATTGTGTTTTGACATTGTAATTTGATTGCTTTGAAGATAAGTCTTAGAGTAAATAATGTCTTGATGAATTTAGCGAATCTATCACATGTCTCTTTGAATCTGACTATAGTATAAACTCTAGTTATGACAGCATCTTGATAATTAAGTACGTTGGATAAAGCAACATCTCCTATTACTATCTTGTTAAACTTACCGTTTCTAAAATGTCTTACACCATCTACCTTTTCTGATAGTATAGGGAACTCTAGATCTTTTCTTGTCTCAATATCTAAACAAAAGAATGTTCTTCCTGACTTCAACAATTTAGGTATTAAATGTATATCTTTTTGATCACTTTCAGTAAGATTATAAATTTTAGGAATACCAGCAGGCATTTTACATAATGAAATAGCAGAAGGATATAGTGATACAGCATCGTTATCAATGATAGAGTCTTCCATTGCTTTCTGAATGATCTCTTCATCTAGCTCATCTGTTCTATCTTTACCGATTAAACTTTCGAAGAAGTCATAATGTTTAGATCTGTAATCATTCATTTCTTCTCTTGGATTCTTCATTACTCTTCCTCCTACAACAGATAACTGAATAAATCTCTTTAGATTACCATATAGAACAGCTATGTTATCGAACACTCCTGATTTCTTTGCAATGTCAAATACTAATGATGCCAATGATCTGTATGTGAAGATGTTTAGATTTTCTGTGCATGATAGTGGGAATTCTAATGCGTCTACTTTATCTTTTAATTCTTTAATTTTATCTTGTGTCAAACCATTCGAGTTCTCATCGATTAATTTTTTGATAGAATCTTTACTGTGTAATGATCTGATATAATCTTGCATCTTTAGTAATCCTTCTTCAACAACAATAACATCGTACTTGTTATAGATCTTACAATATTCATCTGGTAAGTAATAGACATTTTTCTTCTTAAGTAACTTTCTATATTCGGATAAATCTATTGCTGCCTTACCTGCTAGGTCAATAAGTTGTGTTGCTGTTCCATTAACGATAATATCATACTTCTTCTTAAACTCTTCATCAAACTCATACTCTTTAGAGAACTTTCTCATTCTGTATTCTTTTTGTTTATCGTTTAATGTTTCATCTTCTTGAACTTTGAAGTATTCATTATAGAACTTATATGAGTAAGGAAGTTTGAATGATGTTGTTCCATAATTAGCTGGGATGTCAGATGCTTTACAGTCTAGAATCTTATAACTATCTCTGAATGAAATAACTTTACAGTCATATGAAACACATCTATCTCTCTTGTATGTATAGGTAATGTCAAGAGAAAGTAAAATATCATTATTAGGTCCTGCTGTTATTTCTCTGAATCCTTGTACACCATATGTCTCTGCTGCTATTTTCAATGTTAATAAATTATCGAACTTTGCTCCATTATGCGCTAATAGTATTGGTCTTTCATCTTTTTGAGTGTTGTCGATAACGAACTTGAATATCTTTAATACTGGATTATTCTTGTTTGCTAGTTTCTCAAATGGATTTTTGTTAAAGAAGAATTCAGAATCTAATGTACCTACTTTCTTGATTACATATGAGTAGATACAATGTTCACCATTTTTGTTTAATACTGTTTCGTAATCAAATACAAATGGTACATACTTAATGTTGATAGGTGTTTTTAGTTCTTCTTTGTCTTCTTCGGAAAAATATAAAGATGAAAAGAATGAGTCTGCTTCTGGTGTTTCTAGTTTAGCTAAGTCATTGACATTTGCATTTAACAATAATAGATCTGGATTCTCTAATCTTTCTTTTTGTTTTAATGTAAATTCCTTAGCATGTTCTCTACTCATTTTAGAAATAGTTTTCATATTGTTTCCTACACATTTATCTTTTAGTGTGTCATAGATATTCACAATGTTTTGTAGATACATAATTGCATGAGATCTCTTTGATGTACCTTTATTGATGTTGAATAAATGATTCTCTACTTTAGCTACTGTTAGCTTCAATGGTTCCAATATTTTTGGAAAGTATAGATCCTTCTTCAAATCTGGGAACTTCAATGTTTTATGAGTGAGGTTATCGATATTCAAGTTTTTATTTTCTGACTTTTTAAGGTAATAGTAGGTAATGTTTAGTGACAGAGAATATGTCTTAGCGAATTGTCTGTATGCTTGTGCAACATAGTTAGAAGTAATAGCGAATGAATATTCTTGATTTAGTCCGCAATTTGCTATGAGATCGAGATAGAAGTCCTTTTCATTATCTTTTGTTGGTTTCTCTAATCCACATCTTTGATATAACTCATCTGATTGTTTAAACAAAGCTGAAAAGACACAAAATAGATTTTCATCATTTGAATTAAAGTTGAACTTTAAATATTCATCATCTGGGAAGTACTTTGGAAAGAATCCAACTAAGTTATCTTTTTGCCTTTCTGTAGATATTTCAATGTTGAATCCTGGCTCGATAACATCGTAGTCATAGTAGAATTGGTAGTCACTTGGTTTGGAACCTTGTACTTCTTCGTTAACTTCATAAACAATATCTTGATCAATAGCATCTGCGACGATTGCTAATGCTGCTCTCATGACTGTGTTTGGGTCTTGGATGTTAGTCTTATAGTATCTTACTTCAGTTGTCTTCTCTATGTCTTCCTTATCTGATGAAACATTGAAAGTGAAGTAGGCTGAATTTGGGATTAGGTCATAGATCTGTTCGAAGTTTCTAGCTGTTAGTCTTCCTTTCTCCACCATATCTTTGAGAAAATACCTTGACATCTCCTCTAAGTCTTGTTCTTCCATGTTGTTGTTTACGAAAAACTCATTTAGTGAGACCAGATCTTCATAAAGGTTGTTACCATCTTCATCAGTGATGGCTTCCATGATCTCCTCTGGAGAAATGAACGACATAATATTTCTGTTAAAAAAGATAATTACAATTCGACCTTTTCATAAGTGACTTTTCTCTACGAGAAAATCACCAAAGGTCGACCAAAACAGATTGGTTTTGTTGAACTTTTGCTAAAAGTTCAGATGTAATCTGCAAAGTGGGTTGTCATAGCGGTTACTATGTTGTCAACTTCATCTTCTGGAACTTTCTTCAGTTCATTGACGAACTCTTCAACTGGTACTTCGTTGTATTTTAGGAATAGTGCGGCATATCTTCCACAAGTCGCTGTCTTACCGTCTAATGCTTGAAGTTGGTGATCATTGTAGTGAACTGGTTTTTTGGTCTTACTTAGAAGTTTACATAGGTATGCCTTGTCTTGGTCTGACTCTTTTCTGAACTTTGGGTTGATGAAGTCAAGTTGGTCGTCGATGATGGTTCCATAAGGATCGAGAAAGTCATAGTGGTCATCATACTTGTTGATAGTACACCAATGACCGAAGTTGGGTTTCGACATGTATAAAATGATGCAGGTATTTCTGTCAAAGGGGTATTCAGGAATTAAATACTGATACATTGATGAACTTCTCTTGAATATGTCATCAATATTTTTGAATTTCTTTAGATCTGGGTATTTTAGAACGTTACATGTCTTTTGAGCTATTCTAAATATGTCTGTTGGACTTAATGCTCTGTTCTTATGTTCCAATAACCTGTCCATTTTACAATTTGAGGTTTCCGTTCGATTGATAAATGTCGTTATCTGCGGAGCCAGTTAAGACTTACATTGTTGATGACCCTCGTATTGATTTCGATCGAGAGGCTCACTACTTAGTAGAACGATCTGGTGGAGATGTTACTTATCGAACATGGAAATGTTCATCAGCATCTACATCTTCTATTTCATTCAATACTTTGATTCCATCTCGTGATACGGCTGTTTCAAGCAAAATTTATGTTAGAATCCCTATTTCTGTTACTATCAGATGTCCAAATGCCGCTGATGCTGCACCAGGTCTTATCTCACAAGATATTGCTTTACGTTTTCTTCCTTTCTTGAGTTGTTGTAATTCTATTCAACTAGAATTAAACGGAAAAGCTCAATCTACGAATATTTACAGATACATTGCTGCTTTAATGCGATTTTGTAATTCTAGAGATGAAATGACAAACGATTTTAGCACTAGTGCGACTTATTTAGATCAATATTCATCGTATTATGATTCAAATGCTGCTGGTGCAACACCAGGAGTTGGAGCAGCATGGGCTTCTAATAGAGATCCTATGGGTTCATATAAGGACAGTGTTGATTATTTACCAACACAAAGATTTGGTTATTTACAAAATATTTGGAAAGTTCCGGTAATTGATGCAGTAGATGGTGGACCGAATGATACGATAGCATTACTAAAATTTGATTTCGTTATCGAAGAAATTATTCCATTATCCCCATTGTTTTGGGGACATCGTGAAGTGAAAAGTTTATTTGGTTTAGATACTTTAAATATTACATTCCAAATCAGAGATCTAGTTAGAATGTTTTGTTCTAGACAATATAATAGTATTGTCGGAGCACCTGCTAACCAGTCCCCAAATCTTACTTTTGAATTTGATCAACTAGCATTGAACGGAGCTATGTTAGAATTTATTTATATTAAGCCAAGAGCTAATGTTCCAGTACCTAGAACTTTACATTATCCATACAACAACATCAAAGATTTCTCTATTCTTGGTGATTTGGCTATTGCAAGGAATGCAACACAAGAAGCAACATTTTCTAATATCCAACTTCAAGGAGTTCCAAAAAGATTGTATATCTTCGCTAAAAGACAAGAAGCAGATGAAAGATATTACACTACAGATACTTTTGCAAGAATTGAAGGAATTAGTTTGGATCTAGGAACTCGTTCTGGTTTGTTAGCCGAATGTTCTCAAGAAGCATTGTTCAGAATGTCTGTTAAAAACGGATATCGTGGCACATGGGATGCTTGGTACAAACATACTGGTTCTGTATTATGTATTGATTTTGGTTCTGATGTTTCATTGGATTTGTTAGATGCTCCTGGAGCTTTGAAACAAATGCAAATCTCTTTCAGATTACGAATTAGAAATCTTTACAGTAACAGAGAAAATGCTAGTGATGCTGCTACTGAAACAAATGTTCGATTCCAATATTATTGTATCGTTGTTTATGATGGTATGATGATTATTAAAGATGGTGATGTTTTGTTTGAGTCTAACGATGTTTCTGCTTTGGATGTTGCTGATTCTTCTAAAGTTAGAAAGATTAGTTACGATGATATTGCTGATTACGTTTACGGAGGAATGTATACTGGAGGAAGTTTGAGCAAGTTTATCTCTAAGGCCAAGACTGGATTGAGCAAAGCTAAAGACTTTGCACAACAAAAGATTGTACCTGGAGTACAAAAGGCTTTACCTTATATCGAAAAGGGAGTGAAGGTTGCCGCTGAAGTATTACCTGCTTTAGCTGCTTTGGGTTACACTGAAGAAGAAATCTTTGATATTGTTAACGGAAAGGGTGGAAAAACAATGCCTAAAAAAAGCATCAAAGCTCGTGCTGCACGTAAATAACGGGGTCTTGGCCCCGACGCCGCTCTTTAGCACCATTCTAAATTTTCATAATAATTGTTAGTTTTTTCCCCATCTTTATGTCTTACTCTCTTCAGATTGTTTGGATTTTCTAGATAAACTAGAGCTACTAAATAATGAATCATATATGATTGTTTATTTCCATAAGTAGTAAGAAATATTTTATAAGCACCAGTACCATTCTTATCACAAATAGACTTTAATTTTTTACCAAACTTATTATAAACATCTCCTTCTTCAGTTATGTTATAATTTTCGTGATTAGGTATAGGTTTACCTGGAACAATCTTTTCAACTATTTCTTCATCAATAATCGGAATGTTAATAATAGGTTCATAGTGTTCTTCAATATTTTCTTTAATTCTATGAGTTCTAAGATGTTCGCAAATATTAATAAATTTAGCATCATAATAGATCCTCTTTCCGTTACACATATGAGAATGAGGTTTTACAACAGTATCTTTATAATAATCACGCTTACATAGTTTACATCTTACTTTTTCATAGTCAGGACCTATTATAACATCCATTTGTCTTTCACAATTCTCTTCATGTTTAAGAACATCAAGAAATAATTTTTTACAGAATGTACATTTGGTCTTACTCATGATACTTTTTTATATCGTTTTTGATTTGTCTAAATAAGGTATGCACCTTCTGTGTATAAAACAAATGCTGGATTATTTCTACTTATTTGCACCCATCTTGTATTTAGCTTCATTACTTTCTCTAATTCTGGTTTCGAGAAATCTCCATATTTTGTTAATAGTGACCTTGTCTGTTGCTTGTTTGCTTGTGGAAATACAACGAAGTAGTCTGACTCTTTTATTGGGTAGGCTGTTAGTCCTCTTCCTTATCTGATGAAACATTGAAAGTGAAGTAGGCTGAATTTGGGATTAGGTCATAGATCTGTTCGAAGTTTCTAGCTGTTAGTCTTCCTTTCTCCACCATATCTTTGAGAAAATACC